CTTATCGAGTAGCCCTTGGTCAAGTTTTTGAAGACTTATCCATTCTTCTTTTAACCGCTTTTCTTTTTCTACAAATTCAAAAACAAGTCGATCGAGTTCCATTTTTTCTACTTGAAGATTGCCAAGTTTGATAATTGTTTCGTTGAATTTCCCACTCAACATTTTGATTTCCGACAATTCTGTGTCCAATATTTTTATTTTTTCGTTATTCATAACTTTATGTCTTAAAATATATATACTTGTCTTCTTACTGTAGATGGTATAATATTTGAAAAACCTTCATCAATATCTGCCACAGGAGCGTCATCCTGCCATGCAGCAAATTCCTGCTCAGTTGCCATTGCAACAACTGGACACTCATTTTCCCATACTAAAAATTCATTGGTATTAGTCATGTAACTACAATGTGATCAAAATAAACAGATGAATTTTGGGTTATTATATTATTATAAAGTTCAACCCAAACAACGCCCGTGCCTGTGGATGTAAGTGTAATTGGACCAATCGTAACCCAATCTGTTCCTGATGGAGCAGAAGAAGTTAAGTCAGTAGTTATTCCGACATTTACATTAGCCTTTACTATCATACTTGGCCGAGGAGAAAGATTTTCAACTTGTTTGCATTTTATAGAAACAGACCTAGACCCGGGTTTCACAACCCATCGGAATCTCCACATACCTGGATATTTCAATTCCAGAGATGGTGCATCCGGACTTCCTTGGTTAGTATTTTTAGTTACACCAATCTGTAAATGTCTGCCCATAGTCCCATCACCATATATGCTTGTTGGCCCTCCCAAAGCTATACCTCGACCATATCCAATAACTGTGGGATTTGTACTATAAGTTTGGTTGGCTGTATTGAATATAGCTCCACCTCCCGAAAGATTTGCCTTTACTCCTATTGCTCCAAGGTCAGCCATAAATTAATTCGTTTCAACGGTATCAGAAGTTTCCATACAATACAATGCCGCGTTACCACTTTGTTTGAAAATGACAAATGTTTTTCCGGCAAAATCACTACTTGCCGATCCACTGAATGTTGATAAATCAGTAAAATTAGTAATCGCATGACATATTTGATATAATCCACGCATTCTGCCTCTCACAGTAGAAGTTGCACTTTCACATACCCATACTGGGCTCATATACAACGCACTATCGGGAGGGTTGAGATATGCGGTTGTTCCAGCTAATTTAAGCGCACTTCCCTTGACACCATCACCGTGTTTACTAGCAAGAATACTTGTTCCTTCACCGGAATATGCATGTGCGATGAAAGACCCGGCAGTTGCAGTACCTATGGCAGATAATTGATCTAAGCTATCATTGGCCAAATTGGTATTGCTTTCAACTGCTCTTCCTGAAATTATACAATTACAGGTATCGGCTGTAGATTTTATGGAATAAAAATCACCAAAGAAAAATGCGGCATAAGCATTTGCCGTATCTCCACTGTTTATAAACATATAAAGTGATCTGGAATCAGCAAATATGTACCACGGTCTAGCAATAGATTCGGTTGGCGCGTGAGTCTGGGATTTTCTAGTAGTAACCATATTCAAACCACCTACTCCTTGAGCTGTAGTTGGAAATGGGTTGCTTCCAGAATCCACACTTGTCAACGAATCAAACCCAAAAAGACGTGCCTCTGATCCAAGTGCTGCGCTTTTTCCGGAGTCATCTACACTTAAACAAAACATAGATCCAGTTCCCTGTTGATAGCACCCAACAGTAGTACCCGTATTTGCATATGGTTTCGTCCACCCCGTACCTATTTTAGTATTTGCTCCCGTTCCATAACCATTTACTAACACCGCATCCAAAACAGCAACTAATGACCCGGATTGACCTGTTAGTACTGGAGCACTTACATCTGAACTAGAATATTGTATAAACCGTGCCATATTTAATTTGTTTCTACTGTATTACTTATTTCAATTGCCCACATTCCGGAATTATATCCAGGTTTAACTACCTGAAATGTTTTTCCGGCAAAATCGTTGGCACCATATATTATTTGCCCATCTCCAAAACTTGTAAGAGGATGACAAATATGGTACATTCCACGCATTCTTCCTCTAATAGATTTATTTGCAGGTTCACATACTAACACAGGACTCAAATAAATAGAATTATCCACCGGATTGGGGCATCCAACAATTCCTACCATATATTCTGCGGAGACTAAATCGAGGGCAGTTTTACTCGCATCCCCCATTTTATATACTTGTAGGCTATTCCCCCGTCCCCCGGCTGTTCTTGCTATATAATGTCCAAAATATGTTGTTGTTGTTGCATTAAATGCAAATATTACATCACTATTATCAACTTGACCTGCTGTGGCGGCAGTTGAATTTTCCACGACTCTTCCTTGAATCATACATTTCCATATATCAGACGTTCCTGCTAATGAAAATACATCTCCGAAAAAGAAGGCATTATAACAACCAGCAACAGTTGTATCTCCGGTTTGTATAAAAAGATAAAACGAGGAAGAATCAGCATATAATACCCATGGTCTTGTAAGAGAATCGGCAGAAGTAGTTTTTCGTACGACTACATGCCCGGAAGTTAAAACCTGATCGGGGGTGGGGAATTGACCAGACCCAGTACCACAGGGACCGCCGAGAACTGAAAGTGATTCCCAACCAGTTGCCCATGCCTCTCTGGATTGGGCTAGAGATTTCGTATTCGGCACAGAATCATTTATAAAAAGAGTCATTAATGACCCCGTGGCTTGTGTCCAACATCCAAGATTAGAACTGTTTGCAAATGGTTTTGTCCATCCACATGCCGGTTTGCTTGCCGAACCACTTACTAAACATTGGTCTAATAAAGCAATAAGACTGCCCGAAGTTCCGTTTAAAACCACGCTTCCTGAATCGGCGCTAGTATAAATTGTAAATTGTGAGTTTGGCATGATATTATTTCCTAAATGTTTGTAACTACCATATCATCAATATATAGTCATAAGTTGGATATTTCTGCGACGATTGTCCAGTTTGTAGCATCCCCGAGAGTATTTACATTGAACCTCATTTTGTCTCCGCTGACAATCGAATATAAAGATCCAGTGGTTATTTCATATAAAGATGTGAGCAACGTTAATGTTCCTATTGATGTCGCGGAGAATGAACCCACATCAGATGATTTTTCGATGGTCATTGAAGATGTTGTAGAAACTCCTGCTGTTTGTACCCTTAAATTTATTCTTTTTACTGACCACGATATGGGTGTTAATCCATCTACTGGATCGTATGGCATTGGAATCTCGGCGACATCCGGTCCAATAGAGGTAGGTGTAAACGCAGAACAAAGTACAACCGATTTTCCAACTGAAACATAAGATGCAGACAATGACTGAGATGCCCAAGAAGCTGAAAGAGCAATATCGGATGGAATTGGTGGTGCATATGATGCACTAATAGAACTAGATGCCCAAGAAGCTGAAAGGGCTATATCAGATGAAATTGGCGGCGCGTATGATGCACTAATAGCAACCGATGAGGTTTCAGAATAACTTGCGCTGACTGATGGTGGCGCATAGGAAGCGGAAGAGACATATGATGCTGAAACACTATTAGCAGATTGTGAAGCATAAGATGCGCTCGTGGCTGATAATGGTGTAAAATTTAAACTACTTGCTATCTGTGCCCATGAAGCCGACAATACATTCCCATCAATATTGCTTGCAGTAATATAACTTGCCGACATTGCTAAAAAGGCATATGACGACGTAATAGAAAATGAGGCGGTTAATGCCCAACTTGATGATATAGATTCCGAAGCAAATGAAGCGGAAGTTGCTTGAGTAGCATTCGCAACATTCCCATCAATATTACTTGCAAGTATATATGATGCCGTAGAAGATTGTGTAGCATATAATGACTGTGTAGCATATAATGACTGTGTAGCAAATAGAGATTGAGATGCGAATAATGATTGAGATGCGAATAATGATTGAGATGCGAATAATGATTGGGTAGCGAATAATGATTGAGATGCGAATAATGATTGGGTAGCGAATAATGATTGAGATGCGAATAATGATTGAGATGCGAATAATGATTGAGATGCGAATAATGATTGAGATGCGAATAATGACTGTGTAGCAAATAGAGATTGAGATGCGAATAATGATTGGGTAGCGAATAATGACTGTGTAGCAAATAGAGATTGGGTAGCGAATAATGACTGTGTAGCAAATAGAGATTGAGATGCGAATAATGACCATACACTTCCGTCTGCCCATGATGATGATAATGACTGAGATGCCCAAGATGATGATACCGAAAATAATGATTGAGTAGAATATAGAGATTGAGTAGAATATAGAGATTGGGTTGCAAATAGAGATTGGGTTGCAAATAGAGATTGGGTTGCAAATAGAGATTGAGTAGAATATAGAGATTGAGTAGAATATAGAGATTGAGTTGCAAATAGAGATTGAGTAGAATATAGAGATTGGGTTGCAAATAGAGATTGGGTTGCAAATAGAGATTGGGTTGCAAATAGAGATTGAGTTGCAAATAGAGATTGGGTTGCAAATAGAGATTGAGTAGAATATAGAGATTGGGTTGCAAATAGAGATTGAGTAGAATAAATTGTTCGTATAGAACTGGATGCCCATGAAGCACTAATATCATAAGATCCCCCAGGAGTTACCCCTCCTCCACCGATACCATATATTGCTGCCCAAATTGATATTCTATCAGCGGTTAATTTTCCTTGATGATCGTGATAAATTACTAAGTCAGAACCAGTAATATTTACTTGTTCATAAAAAGCATTGGTTGTATCTCGCTGGATAAAAGCAGATTCTAACCGGGATGGAGTATTATCAAACATAAAGTCCAGATTTGATAATTGTTTCGTTGAATTTCCCACTCAACATTTTGATTTCTGACAATTCTATGTCCAATATTTTTTCGTTATTCATAACTTTATGTCTTAAAATATACTCGTCTTCTGTAAATAGTGTTTTTATTATAAATAAAGTGGTAATTTGTACGTTATTCCATTAGCAACTATGTTTAACCATGCCGACATAGTTGTTTGCGTTACTGCTCCTGTACTTGACGTTATACTATTAAGTATTGAAGCTGTGATCACTGAACATGAAATATTACCCAAAACATCTAGTGAATTGGTTGGGTTAGTAAGTCCAATGCCAATCTTGCCGGTTGAATTGAAAAATAAATTACCGATTTGACTTGTTGGTTTAATTTGAGATACTCCTGTGGTAGTAACTGTACCTATATAATTATTAGAACTTAAGTCCGTAACTACCGTGGATTTCGCAGGATCGGCATGTTCAAGGTCAGAATTTAAAACTTCTCCGATTTGTTCTATTTTTACATCGTCAATATAAAGTGATTTGCTTGTCATGTAAGAACCGCGTTTTAAGTCAGCAGTCGTTCTATTAGCAATTCCTTCAACGATATATTTAGTATAGGTTGTAGTAAGCGTGCCAAGGTTCATATTGCCTGAAACACCCAATGAATCTGTTTGCAAAGTTGGATCAAGAGTCGCGTCACTCACTTTTGCCCAAACTGTAAATTTATAGCGTTTCCCGATAGTCAAAGCTGTCATATAGATTTTAACCAAACTATTTGAACTATCAACATCCATTCTACAAGCGTGCCCTCCAGCGTGAACAACAGAGGTTTCGTCATTAATTGTAGATGTTCCTGATACTGATTCAGTCCAATTGGCAAATGGGTCTGCTCCACCACTACCTGTAGTTTCAAAGTCTCCGTTCAAAATCGTTGCGCCGAGATAATTTGAACTGTTTAGCTTCGGCAGAAAACTTCCTCCCAAGTCAGCCCACGCGGTGCCACGTTCTCGCAACTGTATTATTTCGGCGGCGGTCAATGCCCGATTGAACAGTGATGTTTTATAAATGCGGTCATTGTAGGGTAAAGAATCAGTGGAGCCTGCTCCAATTATGGCATAAGTAGAAGTGATGCTTCCCGCCCAAGTCGGTGGAGTGCCGCCTGTTGTGGTGCTTAAAGTTTGAGCCATTCCATTTATGTATAGGGCAACGGTTGAGTTTGTCGTATTTCGGACAAAGACAATATCAACAATTTTACCGGCGTAATTGGTGATAAAATTTGCATAAATTGCTCGGTTAAAATCATTCGTGGTCGCGCCGTAGAATACAAGATTTAGACTGCCATCAGGATTGATGTAAATATATGCCGCATACGGATAATAAATTGACGCGTTATTGCTGCTTAATCCAAAAATACTAGGGTAATGCCCAGTCGCGGGAGCGGTAGCCGGTGCCATAAATCTGGAGAAAATAGTAAAGTCAGAAGTTGAAGCTAAATATGTCGCATCAAGAGTATGGTATATCCTTGCGCTTGTGGTCGTACCATCAAAATACAAAGCTCCCGCTTGTGACTTATTATTCTGAATGGTAAGCAAATCAGAACCGTTAGTACCATAAGTGCCGACAACATCAAGTGTTTTAGTTGGGTTAATTGTTCCAATTCCAACGGCATTTGTCGAAGGATTAAATACCAATTTAGTACTGCTTATCTTTACAGGTTGGTTTCCTGTATCATCCACAAAAGTTAAGTATTTAAAAGCATCTGTTGTAGTGTCATCTGTTATTGCGGTTTTAGCTGAAGCACTGGCGTAACTGGAACTAATAGAAATCAATGAACTTGATGCATAAATACTTTGAGTACTGAATAATGATTGTGTAGCAAATGTAGATTGAATACTATTCAGTGCTAAACTTGCTGTATCAGCCGTAGTTATTTTAGCCGACGCACTAACCCAAGATGCACTGGTACTTGTTGATGGTACGAAGTTTATTGAACTTGCAGTCAAAGTATTATTACTCCAGCTTGAAGTAATAACATACGTATTTCCATCAATTAATGTATCCTGTTTTAATCCAATTTGAGAAGATATGCTGGCAGAATAAGCATTAGATATGTTAGATGCTAAAATATAAGAAGCTGTATCAGCCGTAGTTATTTTAGCCGACGCACTAACCCATGATGCACTGGTGCTGGTCAATGGTACAAAATTAATTGCCGTCGAAGTTGTGGCCCAACTTGAAGTAATAGTATAAGTGTTACCGGCAATTAATGTATTTTGTTTTACAGTAGAAATACTCGAACTATAAGCGGGTTCTACTGGTGAATATGACGCGCTTGTAGCTAATGATGCTGTAATTGTATATAAAGTATTAGTTAGTGTATTCTGTTTAAGTCCAATTTGAGAAGACACACTTGCAGAATAAGTATTAGAAATATTACCAGCATCAATATAACTAGCCGTGTCAGCCATGGTTATTTTAGCCGAAGATGATACCCAAGAAGCACTATTGCTGGTCAAGGGTACAAAGTTTATTGCATAAGCAGTTTCAGTATTCGTGGAAAATGATGAAGATATACTATAAGATGCACTGGTAACTGTACCTGCTAGATTTGATGCGGTAACATAAGATGCAGTATTTACATTATCTGCCCATATAGCATACGATGACGTAATAGTGTAAGTATTCCCGGTTATTAAAGTTGCTTGGAATGAAGATGAGTGAAGTCCATCCAAAGTATCCGCATTAGAACTCGAAATGCTACTCGAAGCCCAAGAAGCACTAATAGATACTAAGGAACTTGAAGCATAAATACTTTGAGTCGAATATAATGATTGAGTGCTAGTCAACGCTGTATTTGGTACAAAATTAATAGCATAAGCAATACTCGAAGCAGAAGCATAAGAAGCACTTGTAGCCGTTCCAAATAAACTTGCGGTTATTACTGAACAGGATATATTACCCGAAACATCTAGTGAATTAGTAGGTGTTGTTGTCCCGATGCCGACGCTGCCGCTTGGTACGTACAATCCATTGTTTATAGTAGCACTCGAAGAAACATTTAAGTTACTACTACTCAAATTAGTTACAATCATCGTAGTAGTTGAAGGATTATAAGACAAAGATGGATTAGTAAAGAGTGCTTGATTAGACCCCGTATTTGGTGAAATAAGTGGATAAAAACTACTATTGTTGGTAGTAGAAGATACCGACATACTAATTGAACTTGATGCCCACGAGGCACTTGTTGCTGATGCTGGCGTACCATCAATGTTTGCTACAAGTATATAACTAGCCGTGTCAGCTGTAGTTATTTTGACCGAGGCACTAACCCACGACGCAGATATAGATGTTAATGGCACAAAAGAAATTGCCGTCGCAGTTGTGGCCCAACTTGAAGTAATGGTGTATGTGTTACCGGCAATTAATGTATTTTGCTTTACAGTAGAAATACTCGAACTATAAGCAGGTTCCACTGGCGAATATGATGCGCTTGTAGCCAATGATGCTGTAATAACATACAATGTATTGGTCAATGTATCTTGTTTCAATCCGATTTCCGATGATACACTTGCAGAATAAGTATTGGATATGTTTTCTGGTAAAATATAAGACGCGGTATCCGCAGTTGTAATTTTAGCCGAAGCACTTACCCAAGAAGCACTATTGCTGGTCAAGGGTACAAAGTTTATTGCATAAGCAGTTCCAGCATTCGTGGAAAATGATGATGATATACTTGATGAAGCCCAAGAAGCCGACTCAACCATTATAGTTACATCCGGTGCCCAAGATGCTGATAAAGCGTGTGAGGCACTTGTAGATGACGAAGCATATGAGGCCGAAGTAGCTGATAACGGAGTACCATCAATATTTGCTACTGCCACATATGATGCCGTATCTGCCGTAGTTATTTTGACCGAGGCAGATACCCAGGACGCAGAGGTAGATGTTAATGGTACGAAGTTAATCGAACTTGCAGTCAAAGCATTGTTGCTCCACGAAGATGTAATAGTATAAGTGCTCCCGGTTACTAAAGTTGCTTGGTAAGTTGAATTATCAGCACTTAATACCGAACCATCACCTTTTATAAATCCTGTTAAATCGGTTGTTGAGGCAGTGGTTAAATTATCTAAAGTAAAACTTCTACCAGGGGCAGTAATAACATTAGTTCCCGAACCTACAATAGTTACATCAGCCCCAGACACATCAAAATTTACTGACGTAGATAAAGTTTTAGTTGTACCTATTGTAAGTGTTGCGTCTGTAGGTATTAAAGGTATTTTTTTTCTTATAGCCATTGTATTTTTTAATTATTTATAATGTGATAGTTCCGATACCTGTCATACTTTGAACTCCTGTTATTATTTTGGTTTCTGTATAATAAACCGTGATACGAACGTGGTCAACGGACACTGTCGCCCATTTTGTTATTGTAGCACTAAAAACACTCCCAAAATCAATATCATTTATATTTGCTGGTGTCCAAGTCTCGTCCCATAAATCAGACGAACCACCATAAGAAATATATATTTCAGTTGTCGGTAATGCCATGTTTGTTGCTTTATTTGTTGTTCCTATTGTTCCATCGCTTTTAACAATTTGAATTCTTGAATCTTTTCCTCCGGCTCCGCCGGCAACTTTTATTTCTATTTCTACCAAAATACCACTTATTATTGCTCCAACTGGAATTGAAAACCCAAAATTAGTTACTTTGAGATAATGTGAATAGGTAAGAAATGGACCTGGACCCAGTGCCGTTGTATATACATTATCACTCACCTTCGCATTATTAGGATTAGACCAACTGACGGTGCCAACGGTAGCATCATCAATAACAGTTCCAGCTAGTATTTGAAGTTGGCTACTCATATAATTTTAGTTAAAGATTCTTCTAATGGAATCATTCCTTTAATATTTTTATTTCCAAGTTTAGAAAAAAACTTTTTTAATTGTTGCTAGTGTATTTATCATAATTATATACTAAAAAATAATGAGGTTCCATCAAATTCCATTACTCCTGCTTCTGCGATAGTTAAATTAACCCCACTTGTAAACTTCAACGGAGCTGTGCTCGCCGTGGCTGTGCCAGCTTTGAGGTTTAAAACAGCAGTCGGACTCATCGTCCCGATGCCGACGCTGCCGCTTGGTACGTACAATCCATTGTTTATAGTAGCAGTAGATGATGACAAATTCGAAGCACTTATTGTAAGTACAGTCAATGTAGTAGTACTAGGATTATAAGTTAATGAAGTATTAACAAATATTGGTTGACTACTGGAAATTTCTGGAGAGAAAATTGGATAAAATGTAGCATTGGTAGTAGTCGTATTAATCGAACTACTACCGGCAATAATCGAAAATGATGATGAATTAACTATACCCAAAATATTACTCGATGTAATATAACTTGCTGTATCAGCTGTAGTTATTTTGACCGAGGCAGATACCCAGGACGCAGAGGTAGATGTTAATGGTACAAAGTTTATTGCATAAGCAGTTTCAGCATTCGTGGAAAATGATGCAGAAATACTCGATGATGCCCACGATGCTGAATCAACCATTATAGTTACGTCCGGGGCCCAAGATGCTGATAAAGCATAAGAAGCCGACATCGCAAAATCAGATATTGAGGCGGTTAAAGCATTTTCAGCTACCAAGGCAACATCAGCTATTGTAGATGTAGAAGAATATGACGAAGAAGTGGCAAATGGTATAACTTGGTCGGCAGTTAAAATGGATTGACCTATGGAAGATGTTGGAACATAGAGGATTACATTTCCAAGTCCATCCAGAAAATAGCTTGCCGTACCAACGGGATCATACCGCTGAACAACGTCTTGATATGAAAGACTAATGTATTGATTTGAAAGGTCTCTGGAATTAAACGTCATACTTTATAACTATATATTCACTTTTATTTCAAAAAGTGCGGTAAGATATGCAAAACAATAGATTTATGTTCTGAATATTCCGGGTTGGATTGAAAATACTCTTTAACAAGCTGACGAAAATCTTTTTTCTTTCCTACAATGTTTGTTTTTGATATACTGAACTTTTTGCACAATTGAGAAAGTTCGTAAATAGGAATTAGGTTTTCTTTGATACTCATAACCTGTTTTTTATTGGGCAACACTTTAACTTTGATGGAAGGCTTGGCAGGCATCATTTGTTCATTAACCTTTACTTTAACAGATGTATGTTCTTCAACAATAAAGTTATCACTCCAAGGAGAAAAATATGTATCTTCGACAATGACCTCCAACTTCATTTTGCCGTTTGTATTTTCATCCAAAAGACCTTTCAATCGACGAATAGGAATTTTACATTTACCACTTTCAATTTTTCCATTGAAAATGAGGTTTATCCCATCGACTGACTCAACTATCAGACGTGCTATAGAACCTTTGAGAGATGCATTTTTGACAGTCACCTCACATTCGAAGTTTTCCGATTTGTCGGTATAAAGTTTGTATGCCATCTTATTTCTCCAGTTTCATTTTTAAGTCAATATTTGATACTGCCTTTACTATCATTTTTATATCATCAATCGTTACTTTGGCTTCGTGTATTTCTTTTTCGGAATTGTATTCCTGTCCTTTAACTTTACATATCAGTTTAATAAGGCGTTTTCTTTTATTCTTGTCTTTTTCACCCGCTTTATACGGGTTCCACGGTTCTTCCAACCACGGGTGTATTAAAGTAGTTGCATCAACACCAGGACGATTTCCTGTTATACTCGGCTGTGGAGGTATAGATCCAGAACACTCAGACCACTTCCAATTCGCCGCCTTCCATAAAATTCCTGTATGTTGCCAAACAGCACATATCTCTTGGACAAGTTGACATTCTGAGAACGTCCAATTAGATTTTGACCACTGAACATCTTCAGTACTCCATAAACTACAAATTTGTTGCATTTGTTTTTTATAAATATCCCCATTTTAACCAATATATCTCAAAATAATGAAATCGCCACTTGTCTCCACGCTCCGCCAGTGTAAATGTAAAGAAATGCGGCATCATACATTACATCTCCTTCTGACCCATGTATAGATAAACGTATGCTGTTAAGTGCTACTTTTCTCCATTTTCCCTTAGAATAAATATAAAAGAATTGAGTATTAAATGAAGTAGAACCATCGTTTCCTGTTATAGGTACGTTATCTGAACAAGTCGGAGTAAATTCTACAATTGCTACTCGTCTCCATTTATGATTGGTGTGAAGATAAAAATATTCAGAATCATAAGACATATCCCCATCTTGACCTCCTGCGTCTTGAATAAGCGGAACGGGCACAATTCGCAAGAATAATGGAGAATTATCAACTTTAATACCTACAATTCCGGTCACAATTCTTGTATCCACAGATACAGGTGGTGATGGAATGTTAACATCTGCTTGAAGATTAGGATAATTTGGATTTTGCCATTTTTGGCGATTGGTATCCAACTGTTGCCAATCATAATCAGTCGCCACGACTTCCAACCCCATTACAATTTTCTTCGGAGTAAAATATTTTTCGGTCGTCATCATATGACGATCTAATTTCGTCATAGAATCTGGCAGGATATATCCGTGAGTCACGAGGTCAAACTCGGTCTTTACAATTCTATCTTCATTGGCTTGTAGTTCCACTGTATGACCATAGGATTCTACCCTCGTGCGGAAACGAAATCCTTTTTTGCTACCCCAATAATCTTTGGTATTAAACTGGATAGTTTCCACCAGCTTATTCATTTGTTCCACATAAGCAGTCCAGATGATAAAATGATAAGTCAATATCATATGACTCGGGACTATTACGTTGTACACTTCATGCACGGAAGTATTTTTTCCCATAAGTGTACTAAATCTTGTATATCGATTCTTTGGAGAATACAACTTCATAACCGGAGTATTCAGATAACGGTTAAAAAATTGAAGAGATGCGTCATTCTCAGAATTCGTCCGCTTAAGAATCAGAGCTGGAAGAAGGACTTTACCTTGCTTATCACGGAGATAACCATCACGTTGAGCTGATACCCATCGTTCGGGTGATCCATAAAAAACAGGAACCTTGACTTGCTTTCCTACATCTTCTACCTGTAACTGCAATTGTTCAAGTTGAAGTAAAATGGTTTCGTCAATATCAAGAAGGGTAATGGTGAAATTTTTCTGATCGTCAGTATCCCGGCGCACCTGTAGCGCACGATTGTCGTCAATGATTTTCTCTGAACGCTCAATTGGTTCTTGAATCTCATTGGGCGATGGATTGCCAATATTTCCTTTCCAACTCATATGATATAAATATGATGTCGATGCCCAATTGTTGTTTTTGTTAAAATAAATTGTGTTTTTAGTATTTAGGTATATACTTATGTAATGGAGATAAATTATGGGAAGAAAAATGATTTATAAAACAAATGAAGAACGAGTTATGGCTCAACGAAAATGGGCATTAAAATATTACTATAGAAATCAGGAAATGTGTAAAAAGAAAAGAATGGAGAAATATTACGGATATGCCAAAAAAATTAACAACTAAAGAATTTATTGCTAAAGCAGGATTAATATATAACGATAGATATGATTATAGTAAAGTTGATTATATAAATTGGAAGAAATGTTAATGCATAATTTATTATGATTGACGATCAACAAGATCAACTTTACTGAGAGATGTATAATGTGTATGACAAATAATAGAAAATGATTTATCTGGTTGTCCTCCGAGAAATTGTTCCTGGACTATATTATCACATTCATAATAACGATCATTAAAAAATATTAGATCTCCATTCACAGGAAATAAATTTATTTTTTGTAAATCCTTTTCCATAAATTTGAATACACAATTCTGAGAACGTGTGGGGCCAAAATCATCCACATCGCTTGCAATCTCGTCCCGATCAACTATTGCAACAACATCAATGCCTGGAAAATACATCTTACCGGACGATGGAGCGGATTCGCCATAGATATTTTGTTTAGTTTGTTCTGGACATATTCTAAACATAGTTATCTCAACTTGTATAATATCACCCAATAATTCATCATTTATCGAATTGATAAAGTTGATGTCTCGTTCTGAAAAATATCTTCCTGGAAGTGACATATGTTATTCTTTTACGAATGTCTGAGCATCTTCGTTGTCAATGTATCCATATTCAGACGCCAAATCTCTGGCTTCTTGCATGGCACATTTTCTGGCTTCGTTGACATCTTTGATGTATCCCATTCCAATGTTTGCCAGCTGAGTGTATGAAAGTTTCTTTCCACCATTAGAAAATACTTTCTTGAGACCTTCACGGATAAGAGTTGATTTTGGGTTAGACTCAACCGCAATACTTTCAGTTATCAATTTGAATTGATTTCCGCCAACATTTTCGAATAATTTTTGTTTGTTTTTCATATGTTATCCTCTATCAAATCCTATAGTGCAATTCTTCATGTTAATAAATATTGCGCCAATGCCCAATTGTTGTTTTATTAAAATAACTTGTGTTTTGTGTTTTTTGTGTTATATTTATTAACATGGGAAGAAAACGAATATATAAGACCAAAGAAGAAATATTAAATGCCCGGCGGAAATGGGCGATTGAATATTATTATAAAAACCAAGAAAAATGTAAAAAGAAACGAATGGAACGATATTATGAAGAAATTAAGCACTGATGAATTTATTGCCAAAGCAACATTAATTCATGGTGATAAATATGATTACACGTTTGTAAATTATACTGGAACATATAATATAGTTTGTATTAAATGCCCATTTCACGGAAAATATTATCAGCCGGCCCACAATCATCTCATAGGACGAGGATGTATTTATTGTGCGGGTAATTTACAATCAAATACTAAAAATTTTATAGAAAAATCAAACGCTATCCATAAAAATAGATATGATTATTCCAAAACAAAATATGTAAAAAATTCTAAAAAAGTAAAGATTATATGTAAGAATCATGGTGAATTTTTACAAACCCCATCTAATCATTTGCGAGGTAATGGATGTGGCATATGTGTTAAAAATATACGTTCAAATACCAATGAGTTTATAAATAAAGCAATAAATATTCACCAAAATAAATACAATTATTCTAAAGTGATTTATAATGGTGCTCACAATAAAATAATTATTATTTGCCCAAAACACGGAGAGTTTGTTCAAACTCCAAGGAACCATCTCAATGGACAAACATGTCCTTCATGTACTTACCGAATATCCAAACCGGAAAAAGAATTTTTAGACTATTGCAAAATTACTATTAACAATAGACAAAAATATATATGTGGTTATAATGTAGATGGGTATGATCCAAATACAAATACTATTTACGAATTTCTTGGCAATTACTGGCACGGAAACCCCAAAATGTTTAATTTTAATGATTTAAACCGACACTGTAAGAAAACATTTGGAAATCTTTATAACGATACCATATCAAAATTTAATATTTTAAAAAATAATGGATATAAAGTAATTTATGTATGGGAACAGGAATGGACATTATGGAATAAAACCAAAAATTATAATCTTCCAGTTATAAATTTTTAGCCAATGTAGATCATTAGCGGAATCGATTTCATCGTAATTTGTAATTGTTCATTAAATTGTGACATTTTTTCTGCTTGTGCAAATTTGCCAGCTGCTTCTAACATTTCCTTTAAATTGTCCATTAACCTCTCCTTGGTTTGTTGTGCATCCGAGCGAAGCTCTGCACCATCAAGAGTTATTTCACCGCCAGGAATCGGAATCGTTTGATGTTTTTGACGAATAGACCCAAGAATTTCCTTACAATTGGCGAGAAAATAATCTCTAATCCACTGTCTGCCGGGGTCATTAATAGTTGAATAGGGATGATTAGTATATGGAATGTCAGCAAAATCCGATGATACAGTAGATATTCCATCCGGGCCCAATGGAGATAAAGAACCACTTTCAAGTCTATCTTTTTCGGTAATATATTCAAGCCATAATGTATATGCCGTAGTTGGAAGTGGAAAAAGTCTAAGCTTATTGTTAATGACTTCAAACGAATACGCACTTTTGCGAACCATATCATTGAACTGAATTGCCTGCCCACGAAGCAAATCTTCAAAAATTGGAGTCATAAGAAATTGAACGGCCGGTGAATACGCTCCAAATCCCATTTCTTGCAAAACGTTTGAGTATGACATTCCAGTCATCGAAAATGGATCATAGATACGGGCAAAGGCCGGAGGTCGGAAGTGAAATACCCGCTTAACCTCGATACGATTACAATTCTCCAATTTATCACCAATTAAAGCTTGAAGATCGTAATCTTGTTGCTGTGCATTAACTTGAATAGATACTTTTTTCCATGTAATTTTTCCACCTGTTCCGATCTCAGAACCATAATCCTTTGCAATGTTAATAAAATACGCAAGTCCAGTTCCTTGTATATATCTGCCAGTAAGTTGTACATCACGACTCTGACCCTGGAGAACCAACATATTGTTAATCATGTTGTATTCATTGATTTTGGCATTATAAACATTGCAACTTTCTTCGAATGCTGCATAGAAATTGATGTCAATCATTTCAATGGCAACCGATGGATACCCAAGGCGTCTTGCGGCCCAAATCATCGAGTTATAGCAATCCTTTTGAAACGCAGGATCACTATCATACATTCCAAACGGAGTATTATTTTTGACAGCAGAACCACTACCAGGGAATCGTATTCGATCTTGATTGCTTACAGACATATTATTTCTTTTTTATATATTTTTATTGGAAATACTGAAGATTTATTCTTTTTCCACCAATTCCAATCATGTTCCCACATATAATAAATATCATACCCAGACTCATTTAACTGTTTGAATTTTGTTTATTTATTTTACTATTTATATATAAAATATGTCATCCACATTAGACTATAGATCATTTTTCCGCGAAAAAGATGGCGAACAGCGCCAATATTGGGGCAGTGAAGCCGCAGGAGCATTGATTGTTGCCCAAAATACTGGACGAATTTTACTTGTTCATCGGTCGAAAAATGTCGATCAACCAGGAACATGGGGAACTATTGGTGGAAAAGTTGATTTTGAAGAAACTCCCCAAGAAACTATTTCCAGAGAGGTAGAAGAAGAAAGTGGGTTTGATGGAAATTACAAAATATCTCATTTATATACTTACAAAGATGGAGAATTCAAATATCATAATTATCTTCTAATTATAAAATTCGAGCAAACTCCTATGTTAAATTGGGAAAACGATACTTCTGCATGGGTCGAATATGGAGAGTGGCCAGACCCGCTTCATTTTGGGATGGAAGAACTGATAAAACACGCTGGACATAAAATCAAACGTGTGATAGACTTGATAAAAAAGAAGAATGCCGAAATCCTTGAATCTATGGATGTACCTCCACCAGCTATAATTCAACACGTTGGATTGCCAAAAACCAGTGGTATGATGGACAAACAAGCAATGATCAATGCTTACATTGTTGCTGCTACCCTTTGGGGTGAGGCGCGGGGGGAAGGCGAACGAGGAATGCAGGCAGTGTTAAATGTTATTATGAATCGAACAAAACAAGATTTTTCGAAAACAAAAGATATTGTTTTGAAACCAAAACAATTTTCGATGTGGAATGGAGTATCTAATCCCGAAGAAGCATCTATACAGTTAGCAAAAAAGATGTGCGATGATAAAACATATCAAACCATTATTCGTTTGGTTGATCTGGCGTCCAAAGGAAAATTACCAGATATTACAGGCGGGGCGACTTTCTATTTCAATCCAAAAAAAGTAAATCCATCTTGGGCTAAGAAATTGAGTTATACCATCACTATTGGAAACCATAAATTTTACAAAATTTCAGATAAATCGCAACAGATAAAAGAAAATGATGCGACAATTTCTAAGCAAGGTCTTGTTGATGATGGTATCTATGGATATGAAATGAGGACAAACACATCGTATATTCGTTATGGATATGAACCCAATACGAAGATATTTTATCTCTACAACATCACAACTCTTAATATTGATGACCGAAATAAAGGATATGCTAAATCACTCCTGGAAACTTTTTTTCAGTTTATCAAGCAGAATGGGGGGTCATTAAATACCGGAAGCTATACCACTTCGGGTATGGCTTATATTGAACCCGTGGTGAAAAGACTTTCAAAACAATATGGGATAAGATTGGTGAATGATAGAGAAGTATGATTAAACTTGTAGAACTTTTAAGAAAAGACAAAGCAAAATTTAAGGAGTATCCTCTGGCGGGGGAGATTGTAGATGGTCGTACTGTTTTAGACAATATAGACAATACATCTTCTATTGGGGCATCTTTGTATAATTATAAGGTTCTTAATGGAATACGTGAAGTTCCGATGTCAGATTTTCAAGTTTCGGGCAAACATTACAGTGTAGAAGGTACTCAACGCATACAACAACTAGCAGCTGAGATTCAGCAATCCAGAGAAATATCTCCGTTAATTGTTGTGGTTGATAAAGAAGGCCCATATATTTTGGAAGGTTCGCATAGAATAAGTGCCCTCAAACTAATAGGAGCAGAGTCTTTCCCGGCTTTGGTTGTAATTGATTATGATTAGCTTAAAAAATATTTTATTTGAAAATGTGTATGAATATTTTTATCATGCCACATTACCAGAGAATTTACCAGAAATAGTAATACACGGACTTATTCCATCGAAAAATCCACATTGGGGTGGTGACTTGGGAAAATTTAGTTATGGAAAAGTTTGTATATCTGATAGATTTAGGGAAGCCAACTATTATGGAAATATTTTATGGAGAGACAACCCCAATAGATATAGACCAATTTTAAGGTTTAAATATAATAAACTTCGCGTCATATCCGACCCCAGTAAATCTGCTGCACATGATTTCTATGTCGAATATCCTATTAAAGCTAAGTTTGAAATATTTGTTTATAATGAAAACACAAAATATAAACAAGATTCAAATGGAGATATTTGGTTCAATGATAAAACCGGGGGGTGGAGATTTCTTACCAAAGACATTGCCGATGGTATTGCTACAGGGGAATGGGACAAAGAAAATGAAGATGAAGATGAAGAAATGACTTACCTACCTTGATTCGAGAGTAGGCTTAAACCAAATATCTTTGGCTTTGATTACTTCCCATAAAAACGGATGGTTTTGTAGAATAGATATTGCCAGTTTCCAATCAGCACTAAATGCCTTACAAAGCTCAATCTGAACCATTTCTTTGGTAACTGGATCGAACTCCTTAATGGTTTGAAATACATCAATAGCATTGCCAACTTCTTCGCTTATAGCAAAGTTTAATTGACAAGAAAATCGAATGGCGCGAAAGATGCGAAGACGATCTTCAATAAATCTATCAACTGCCTTCCCCACTGAATTAATATGCTTATTAACAATATCTATCTGTCCACCAAATGGATCGATTAAATTCGGAGTCCCGACTTCCCGCGCAATGGCATTCATTCGGAAATCGCGCCGCGCCAGATCCTCTTCAATGGTCTTAGCAGAAGTAACATTATCGGGGTGTCTTGCGTCTGTATAAAACGACTCTTTACGAGCAAGGGTAAAATCAACCGCTCCCAGTGGTTCTAATTTTGCCCGAATACTCACATATTCTGGTCGTTCCTGATAAAAAGTAGCACCTTGCTCTATCAGGTATTGACGCATCGCGTTGTAATCGGCTGCAATAACGGCAAAGTCCCGATCTTTGGCGGGTTTACCCATCAATTCGTTGCGAATTGATCCACCAACTTCAAAAATGCGAATATCAGTCATAGAACCATTATAACACACCTAGCCCAAATGTCAAAATATTTCGTTGTTTGGACGATTTTCTTAAATAGTTGTAGTCTTGCCATTAACGGAACTTTGAATATTGCGAGGATTGGAGAGTATTTATATAAAGATGCTGCCCGTTTAATAGAAATATATGATCAAACTAAAATCATTGCTTATAGAGTTAAAAGAGAAGATTGAAGTACCAGCTGAAGCGGGAACCGTTCCCATCCCTCCAAATCATCTTCGTTTGTATCACTATACTGACGCACCCCCCGAGGTAATACGAAAAGAAGGATTGAAATTATCCCACGCCAAAGGTGTTACCTATGGCGAACCAAATTCGATATGGGCATCATTGGCGAAACCAAATGACCAAAAAATTTACGTTGAATTTTCAATGGCAATTAATGACCCCAGGTTCAATAAATGGTTGGGAGCTGCGCCAGACCCCCTAGACGGAGTAGAATACTATAAAAATCGCAATAATGACTTCACTATTGGTGGAGATATAAAACCTTCAGAGTTTATTGCTATCCACGAGCCATGGCACCATACTTACAGGTATCTTATCGACGCAAATAAAGTCGATGATACCTTAAAAGGTGAATATGATTATTTATTAAAAGATGACCTCCACCCCGATGAAAAGAAAGCAATCTTGGTAATCAAACACAATTTTGGGAACTATGATTAAGATTATCGTTATTATCCCATTCGAGTAAAATTAACAGGATCAAACACTTTTTGTTCGTGAGAATGACGAATATATTCCTTCATTTCAGGATTTCTTAATGCTTCGTCAAAACATTCTTTCCAAGGCTTAATAATAGGATTTCCTTGTTCTGTTAACTCTGTTTCACTATGTAATTTACTAGCTAGAGTTTTCCATTTAGAAGCCGCCTTTTTACGATGTTTTTCTCGATCATCTTTATGATTATTTCTAAAATGAACTTCAAATTTCAATCGAGTATTATCTTCAAAAATCGCCACGATGTGACGATTGCCTTCATATAGGCGATATTCTTTGTGAAGAAGATGATAGTCCTCGTTGATATTTTCGGTGTATCCCGTGTGAACTCCGCTTTGATAATTATGAAGATTCTGGGGCATTTTCTTTTCTAATACTGCTAAAGGTATATCTATAAATCTCTTGCCTGACGCCTGAACAGTTACATTAATTCTTGGTCCGGGATACCCATCTTCACCCACATTATTATCGCTATCTTCTGGATTTTCTGGATCGTCTTCACCCATGATTTCCCATACACCACGAACAATAATAGATAGGTCTTCCGGCTTTAAATGCCAAGTTTGAATTTCAATATCTGTACCGTCGGTTTTCATAACCTTCCATCGCCAATATTTCATAGCAAATTCCCGAGCATCACGAGTTCCACTGCCATACGCAATATACACGGCATCTTCAGTTTGCTTTGGATCTTTATATACTTTGTCTTCTACAAGCTTTTTAATGATAATGTCTGACGGACCTTTATATTTGGCTCCCGACATATTATCCCATCCTGCAAGTTCATCATCATCCAAGCGACCATCATCAATTAAATTCTGCTTAATTTGGTCTTCATAACTGGTAAGTTCATCTGGCTCATCTTCATTAATCCCAAAATGTGAAATAATTTCATGAATTAAAGAACCAATGACAACTGCTTCGTGATTACTATCACCAACATTACCATCAGCAAATACCGTACTTCCAGTTTCATCAATCCACCATTCGCCTCGGTCATGTTCTTCGGATACAACATTTACAATTTCATTGGTAGATTCTGCTTCATATTGTACTTCGAATTCGGGGGTTGACCTTACAAAGCTGGAAAATCGTTCATAAAGTAATGAACATTGCTCTTGAAGAGTATCAGAACCAGTCCTACTATCCGAGTAACTATCTTCTGGGGTTGGAGCATTTATCGTGGTCGGTTTCATAGACAAAGGTAATTTGCTACTACCCGTAGGCTTAGGACTTATCGATGGTTCGGGGGTTTCACCCGGTTCGGGAGCATCGGGTTGAATCTTTGTCTTGAGATATTCAGACAACGCACATAAATGTTTGCAAAGTCCTACGCCATAATCACCAACCCCACCTTGACTGCGTGGTCTCCATTTTCTACCATTATTTTGATTACCAGATGGTGCCTCGGGATATTTGCCTATACGCCCAACACCATCTTTAGCATTATTATATGCATAGCGATAACGATAATCAGGACAATCGCAATCAATCATACATTCCAAATCTTCGGCATTATCCTTATGTGAAACATCTTCCTTGAAAAATTGTACATACCCATGCCAAGGGTTGCCAGTCGTAGAGGGGTCGGATTTATATCTAAAAGTCCATGTTTCATTACCATCCAAAGTAGTTACTTTCAAAGGACGAACATTGACATCACTCTTCCCTCGCTGTATTCTTCCAGATTCACTTCCACCGAGAAGGTCTCTAAATGATCTTCTTTCAGTCAAAACAGTTCGCATTATTTTTGAAAATGAAATCATTACTTTATCCTCTCCAAAATATCATCGGGTGAAATAATTTCCCCTCTATTACCAAACTGAATTTTGTAAGGTGGATTGCGAAAATTTGTCTCATCACCAATTTCAATTTTATCTTCTTTAATCTTTATCCCGTGTATAGAAGCATTAAAAATCCATCTACGTTGAGCACTCGTCAGTTGTTTCCATGAAGTGTTAAACGTATCAAAATAAAGAAGATTGTCATCATGTTTAATAACGATTCTTGACCATCCTTTATCATACAACATTCGTTTCAATATCATAGAACGGTTCTCAAATGAGTTGGCATCTGTTTCGTCTGGCGGGTTGATGTTAAAATATCTTGCAATCCATTCCGCATGAGTATCTAGTACATGATGACATTCCCCGTTTGTCTCCAACCATCCTTCCAATGCTCCACGAATTGAAGCTTCGGTAATAAGTAACGTTGGTATAAAATGTGCCAATTTTATCATAATTCCACAGATATAAATATCTCATTCTAAAACGATTGTTTGTATTGTTTTTCTTTTAACCACTTCCATCCATTGTAAGAAATTCACAATATTCTTCGTGTTTCTTTCCATACCAACCACAAGCAAAAGGAGGGTGAGATTCAATAAGCTCGATTTTACCATCAGGAAGAGTTCCAAAATCGCCGCACCAATTATAATGGTAGCCATATTATAAAGTATAATATCACTGCCCCAATCACTAAGTACTCAAATAATATGTTCATAACTCGTTTTCTCTAATCTTTCGCTTGTAATATTTTATTGCTGTCATACCAATGCCATATTTTTCACATAATTGTAATGATGAATATTTATAAGATTGTATGTCTTTTATAAGAAAAACTTTCTGTGTTTTCATTTTGTTTTTAGTATCTGTTATTTTTCGCTTTGTCTCATCAGACATAGATCCTCTAATTTTTCCTTTCATATCGCAAGGATGAGAAAAACATTCTATGGGTCTATTTGATAAATCTTCGCGGCGACTATTATATTTTTTCTTACCTTCTCGTTTCCCATATCTATCAACAAACCATTCCAATGTATATCTTCCTTTGGCTTTATCCTTCTGTTTTTTGATGGCATCATTTGTATGTGTCTTTCCATACATCCCATTATTTTCTCCACGATTTATTATCTTCATTTTTTCTATGAAAGCATCTCGATTAGGATTGTGTGTTATATTATCACCACCTTCAGCAACAGAACCTATGTTATATCCTTCATCTCTAACATATGGTTTCAATGTATCAAGATAATACTGCTCTCGCTCAAACAATTTTTGTTGATCTGGTCCTACTTCCTCAAGTATAGAAAATGAAAATTTGTCTTCTCCATGAAAATTCCACGAGTGTTGTAGTTTTGGATTACAATGACGATTAGCTCTCAAATCCCGCCGATGAATTGTCCATCGCCACTCAATGTCCTTCGCACTTCCAATGTAAAATTTACCTGTTATATTATTTGTAATTTTGTATATTCCGCTATTCATGTACATAAATATAACAGAATTCTTCGGCTTAGTCAACTTTTTATATATATAATGTACAAAAGAAAGGACTTCCCGGAGGAAGTCCTTGTTGTTTAGATATTTAGGATTGCGTAAATTATACCTGGTTGGTATCACTTACATATATTAATCCATAAAATTCGGGTCTGACTATTTTCTTGGCATAACGTGTCATGACCCCGCGTCTCGGTGTGAAATTGACGGGATCATATACCAATGGGGTCTGGATGAGTGGAATGTATGGAGCATATACAGCACCCGTCTCAAGGAAGTTATTTCCACGGAATCCCATAAGGATCAAGTTTTCCTGCATATAAGGATTTTTATATACTTGGAAACGGCTTGCGAAGTTACCAACGCGGCTTACGCCCATGGCGAACTTAGCGGAGTCACCGTCAGTATTGACCACGAATCCAGGGATGGATTCAAGGATGGTTGCTACATCTGGTCCTACGACCATGAAGTTAGCTCCACCACGGAGGGTCAACTGATGAATCTTGTTGGATACTTTCTGAACCTTGTTGCCAAGAGTTTGATACCAAGTTGCCTTGGTGTAGTAACCACCCGCGCCTGCCGTTGCCTGATCAACAACTTCATAGCTGTTCAATCCAGTCTTGATGATTTCACGGTTGAGACGTGCGCTCCAACGTTCCTTATTGATATTAGGAGCATTGACAATCAACATATCAAGAATTTCAAGGTCGATTTCCATTGATACGTATTCAGACAACAGAGCAGTCAATTCTGCTTCTGCGTCAACGCTGTGATAAGCGTTCAAGTCTTGTGCGAGTTCGGGAGTCCAAACAGCCTTCAATTTACGGGTCTTAGCCACGATTGGCTCAGATCGCAATTCAAGGTTGACTTCGGGAATACCGATGTCTTTATTCAAACCTGTTTGTGTTCCTACACTACCACCGTCATCAATCTTACCAAGCTTATCTTCAAAGTCGCCACGAGACGTATCACGAGGCTGCAAGCTTAATACCACCGATGCGGTATGAAGATTCGTTGCAAAGTTTTGCATGGCAGTGACCGAAGAGCTAACTACGAACACGGCTTCTGTTCCGCTAATGCGGGAGAATCCAGGGAACCACGTTACCCATTGCGCAGCAGCATTGGCTATATTAACTGGCATGAAGGTACGAACATTGTTCAAATCAGGATACGATCCCGAATAAGTAATGGTCGCAGTCGTCAAACCATTGGTTGTCAAGGTAAACAAATACCCCGCGGCCAATGATGCTGAAATACTTGAATGCACTGGGTCATTGGAATTTCCAGTATCAAAGTTGATGTCAACAAGGGATGCTGTACCAACCGTCACAGTAAGGTTATTTACCCGCGTGTCGTTGACTGTATAAGCATTACGGCCTGGACCATAGAGACCACCAGCTGGATAGTTGGTAGAACCAAGTTTCCATGTACTTTCGGGATCATCCGAACCACTTAAACCACCGAACAGAGACGAATACTTCGTGCTAGAGTCAGCGGTGAATACGCCAGAGGTTGAACCGTATTTGAAATCCAAGTAGAATACCAGCCCGGATGGGAGGTTCATAGGTTGGACCGAGACGAATTCTTTGGCGGCGATTTCAGCAAACACACGGCGAACCAGTGGAAGTGCCACACCTGCCCATTGTTCAGAATTGCTCTGAGTTCCGGTTATAGATGACTCTTCAATCAGTTGCTTTGCTTGGTTTTCGAGCAATACGCTCATATTGCTTTTCTCAATGTCATTTTTCAATCCTTCTAGCAAGCCAGTTTTATCCCACTTGGAAACGAGACCTCTTGTTTCCGTCATGAGTCTAGCCTGTGGATTTAATGCATTGGTTAACAATTCTTTTATGTTTTCCATATATTGTTTCTTTAGGTTATTCTCGCATTCAGATTACTTTTTTTGATGTCTTAATTCCTGCGAGTCTTTGGAATTTCGATATCATTTGATTTGCCTTACTCTCCGAGATAATTTCTCTGGAAGGTTTGGTCGATCCGACTGCGCCTGATGCGAGACCTTCAGTGATGCTTTGAACATTAGAATTGATTTTGGTCTTCTTCTTAATGTCGCTGCCACTGAAATTCAATGACTCGGCAAAGTTTGCGTAGGTCAGTTTAACTTCACGAACATTTTTGGCGAGGTCAAACATTTCAACGATTCTCATCTTTTGAGAATTGTTCATAATGAATTCCTTAAACAGCTTGTTCGTGTAAAGCAGTTTGGCATTCAACAAGTTAACCTCATTAAGTTGTACTTTAACATACTTAATGACCTCTTCGGCTTCATTAAGTTGTTTTTTGAGAGCGGAGTTCTCTTCTAACATTCCACCCGGAGTTGAAAGATTGTCCTTGGTAGCATTTTTTGCTTGATTTGGACGTGTCGCAGTACTTGCTTCCTTAGCAGTCACTTTTGCATCTGTCGCCGAGGGCATTCCGGTTTCGGATTGACCTCCCGAACCGTTTCCTGCGCCCATACCGGGAGTAGAAAGGTTCGTCTTGGTAGCATTCTTTGCTTGATTTGGACGAGATGCGGTACTTGCTTCCTTAGCAGTCACTTTTGCATTATCCGTGGTTGGGAATCCTTCCCCCGCGAGTCCACCCGATTCAATCTTGGAAGATGAACTTGCGCCCGATGCTGGTTTCTTATTAGCAGAACCACCGGCTTTACTACCACCGATTCCAGATGATGCGAGTTTGGTATCCTCGTTAATCTTTTCTTCATCTTCATCGTTAATCTTTCCTTCTTCCTCTTCTCCAATCTCTTCCCTGAGACTCTCTAAAAGTTCATTCAAATCCACATCTTCATCCGCTTCATCGCCCATTGGCGGTACTTCGGATGGTGGTGGTGCGCTTGTGTCCGGTGCTCCTGGTGCTCCCGCTCCCACTAATCCCGGTGCTCCTGGTGCTCCCGCTCCCACTAATCCCGGTGCTCCTGGTGCTCCCGCTCCCACTAATCCCGGTGCTCCAGCGTCTCCCGCCTGCGGAATTGGTTGGCCGCCCGGTGCTCCCGGGCATGGAATTGTCCCCGGAGGACATACAGCTGGTGCTCCCATTGGAGGTGCCGTTGGTGCTCCCATTGGAGGTGCCGTTGGTGCTCCCATTGGTGCTCCCATCGGAGGTGCCGTTGGTGCTGGCGCTTCACCCTGGGGTGCTCCCATATCATCACTATCTGGTTCGGCGGGTGGTTGTTCGCCACCAACATCGGATTCGAGCTCTTTGATGAGTTCATCAATCTCTTGTTCCGATAGATTTTCTTCTGCTGATCTCATTCCCTCTTCTTCTGCTGGCTGGGACTCACCCTGCGCAGCGTCTTCTTTCAATTTTTCTGCGAACATCGCTTGGTATCTCTCGGAGAATACTTCTTCAAGTGATACTTTTGCATTGGCAAGTGCTGTCTGACGTACTGCTTTTGCATCGGCGATAGCTTCTTTCAAAAGGTTACTATCCATAATGGTTTTCCTTATTTAGGATTTTGAACTTATTTTAAGTCCAATGAAGGTTATTAAAAATGATGACCTTATCGGTCAATTGGCGACAAAAGATTGCGGCATTTCTATAATATAAATACTATCATATTTTTCTAAAACATAAAAAATTTTACTGAATTATAAAAACTTATTTATATAGTATTATGTATAATCACAAAGAATATCAAAAACAATGGAGAGAAACCCACAAAAATTATAGAGCAGATTAGACAAAATACGAGATATTTATAAGAAGCATATGAAGATAAAACAACTTAAAGAATTAAAGAGTAAAATGTCCCTTGAACAAAAGCGACGTTTGCTAAAAACTCTTAGAACTCTCAAAGAGGGTGGAAATATCGGTGGTGAAACAGACATCATAAATGCAGATAATCTTGTAGCTGAAGATGAATTCACAGCAGCCGAAAAACCCGAGAGAAATGTTATTGCAAAAACTTTTGATACCCAGGCAGATTTTGATAGTTATGTAAATCAACGTCGTGGAATTGAAATAACACCGAGAGAACTTCAATCGCTCGTTACTGAAGAAATGCCAGGCGCAACAACTAATCCAGCTCAAACATCAACTCAACCAAGTCCATCCCAACCTTCTGTAAATAATGGCGAGGAAGAAGTTACAACAGTAAATGATCCAATCCGAATTACCAAGAGTATAACATTTACCGATGAAAATGAGGGATCTGATATTCTTGCTGACCTCATATTGGAACTCGGACTTCGAAAGGAAAAACCAACACAAAGGGATAGATTTTTTGTGAAGTTTGAAGTTACCGATGCGTTTGGAAACAATACTACCACTATCATTAAGAAATTAAAAGAGGGGTCTCAATTTTGCTGGACTGCATTTTCAAAGCATGAAACTGCCGAAGAAGAAGGAAAACCAGACGGGTCAGAAAAAGGCGATTAAGTATATGAAACTAACAGAACTGTTACATATAATGGACGAAGAATCTAAAGACGGATTCGTTAATATAGATAATTGGCGCTGGCCAGATGTTGATCATCTCGCGACTATGGGATTCGAATTTGGCGATGATTTTCATATGCATACTCAAAAAGACCCGAAAATCACTATTTATAAAAAGAAAGATAAAAATGATAAAGGTAAACTCGTTCCTTTCTTCTTTGTAGAAGAAAAGAAGCGTAAACTCAAAAGATTTGAAACCTTCAACGATGTAATTGATTATTTCGATACGTACGTTCAACCCGAGGTCGACCGAAACAAATAATCAATAAGATAATATTTTAGGAGTTTTATCTGTTCCATTTTTAAAATTTTTCCAATCCGATTCCCATAAAATTGAAACATCAAATTATTTAGAAACAATAACATTATGGCTGATATTTATAGAATATAAGAATCATATGAACACACCAAGAACCACAAAATTTACTCTTAAGCGTATTATCGAAAACCTGGGGAAAATTCCCGATAAGGGTTTCGGGGAAGACGCAAAAAAATTGACTCCTGAACAGAAACAAAAGCTGATGCAAATGACATCCATGTTCGAAAACTTCGGCGAATGTTTAAGCAATGAAGAAGCTTTAATGAACTCTGCCAAAGGCATAACTGAGTTGTGTGAGCTGGCCGAATCCTACGCCATCAACGAATGTGGCGACTGGTTTCTGCAAGATATTGTCAAGAAGGACATGAATGAGCTTAAAAAGAGAGTAGGAGAATTTCAAAAAATCACCAAGGAAGCGTACGCTCGTATGCAACAATTGGGGGTTGCTTATCAAGACATCGGACATGTTCTTGGCCGTTATTATGACCTTAAGAAACCGGCATCCATAGATCAACCATCCGTAATGGATGAAAGTGAAGATGATAAAAAAACTACTTCGAAAGAAACTAATTTAGGATCAACAGGAAAATTATCCATCGATGTAGATAAACAATCTAAAAAAATAGATAAAAGATATACAGATCCGTCGGGAATGACTCCTTATGAAAGAAGAATGTTAGGCTCTCACGGAATAACTTCTATAGATTAATACATCAAGGATATATATGTCTGAATTCATTCGTATTTGTACTCAATGCCAGAAAGATTTCCCCGAAGTAGATAAAGCGGTGAAAGATTCGGAAAGACAAGGAGCTAAATTCACACATGGAGTATGTACTGGTCATTTTATTAAACAAATGAAAGAAATGGAAGTGGATGATGCTGTGATTAAAAATATGCTTTTGTCATTTAAACAACCTCCACCGCCCACTTTAGAAAAACATCCCGAATTAGTACAAAAATATTCTCAAGGAATATTC